GGGACGGTGACGAGGCTGTTTTCGAGGATTTCCCAGTCGGTCACGCGGTAGATCGTCGGCTCGTCCGCGGCGCGCTCGAACGGTCCGGCGGCGGCGTCGAGCGAGCGGCGGAACGCCTCGAGATCGCCGCGCGCGGTCTGCTCCTGGCGGGTCAGGATGCGCTCGAAGAGCCGCGCGTCGAGCGTGCGCTCGCGCTTGCTGCCGTCGTTCTGCGTGCTCTGCTCCACGAGGGCATGAATCTCGTAGCTGGTGCTGGATTTGCTGAGGTGGCCGCCGCGGATCAGCGCGATGGTGCGGCCGTCGTCGGCGGCGTGCGAGACGACGACCTCGCCGCGCACGGTGCGGCCGTCGGCGCGGACGCTGCCGGGCACGTGGTGGCCGCGGATCTGGTCCCAGTCGTGGTTGTAGAGCAGCGGGCCGGCGTCGTTGATGCGGCCGAGTCGCACGCAAGCCGGCGCGCACTCGAGGACTTCCACGCCCCACCACCGCTCATACGGCTCGTCGGACGCGAAGGACATCGACAGCGTGATGTCGGCGCCGGGCGGCGGCTCGGAATCGGCGCGGGCGATCGGGAGTTGACGGGTAAAGCTCATCGGGTGGTGGCCTCGTCTTCAAAGTCTGGCATGGTTGCGGCCGACGACTGGCCGGCGGCGCCGAGTTCCGGCAGAATGACGCCGTACTGCTGCGCCATCGCCTTCTCCTGCTGCAGGTCGTCGAAGATTTCCTCGATCTCGACTCCGCGCGCGGCGGCGATGCGCGTGCGGGAGTTGACGCCGAGCGCGACGGAATCGGCGGCGGCCTTGATGTCCTTGGCCGGATCGATCCAGTCCCAGCCGCGGAACCGCCAGCCGTGCGCGAGGAACTTGTCGAGCTTGGCCAGCGGCAGCGGCGAACCATTCGGCAGGCGCACGGCGCCGGAAGCCATCGCAAGAGGCAGCCAGCGGCGGAAGATCGGCGACAGCCAGGCGGTGGCAAACCAGCGCTGCCGCTTTTTCCATTCGTCTCTGCTGGAGAGCGTGGCGCCGCGCAGCGAGCCATAGTTCACGGCGGCGTAGTCCTGGCACAGTTCCGGGTAGTTGGCGCCCGGCAGGCCGGCCGACATCCTCTGGTACATCGAGGTCATGAACGGCCCGAAGACCTCGTTCGGATAGCGCGACTCGATCGCGACCGGCGTGGTGCCTTCCGGCAGGGTGTCCCAGGTGCCCGGGGCGCTCGTGACGATGCGCGCGCCGGGCTCGTCGGCGGATTCGTCGCCGATCGGCGGCGGTGCGCCGTCCGCCGTGGTGAAGAATCCGAGATGGTCGGCGCCGTACTTCGCAGCCATGATCGCCGACAGGGCGAACTCGCCGGCGTAGTGCATCGACAGCATCGCGGCATGGCCCCACGGGATGCCGCGCTTTTGCTCTGGACGCTGCAGCACGAAGCGATGCAGCACGCTGTCGGCGGCGACGGGCTCGGATGCGGCAGACGCCGAAGACAGCCGGCCGGTCTGGAAGTGGTATGCGGTCGGCCTGCCGCGCTCGTCGATCTCGACGCCACAGACGACCGCAGTTACGCCAGGTGACGCCGGGCGATTGAGCCGGGTGGCCAGGCGGTCGACGTCGACGAGCTGCAGCGCGTAGCCGTGGGCGTTGCCGGCGCGGGCGCCGACGCGCTCGAGGACGAGCGCTTCGCCATCGCGCGCGGTGCCTCGGACGATGGCATGGCAAAGCTCGGTGAAGTCGATCTGGCCGGATGTTTCGCAGGTGCCGCGCTCGCCCCATGCGGCCCATGCCGCCTGGATGGCCTTGCGGGCCAGCGTGTCGGGTCGGCCCGGGGCGTCGTCCGCATAGGAAATCAGCGCCGGCGCGGTCTCACCGATGAGGTTGGTCTCAACGATGTCCAGGTAGCGGCGCAGGAAGTCGTTGTTGTTCTCGAGCGTGCGCGATCTGGCGCGCAGGGCGTCGAGGTCGTTGCGCAGCTCGTCGTCGATCTTGTCGCTGACGACGCGCCAGCTTTCCGTCAGCCGGTTGAGCTGGGCGGCTGCGAAGGCGCGCTGCTGCGCGGCGGCGGCCCGGCGCGCGCCGGCGGATTCGGCAGCGGCAGACGCCGCGGCGCGATCGGCGGAGGCCTGTCTGCTGAATGCGGTCTTGAGCCAGTCGAGCATGGTGTTGTCGGCGCCTCAGAACCGCACGTAGACGCGGCCGGACTGGCGCGCCGTCTGCCGGCGCACGTCGCGGCGGTACGTGACGCGCAGCAGCAGGAGTTCGCGAATCGGGATGCTCTTGAGCTGCCGATCGCCGATCGTGTAGTCGGCGACGGTGATGTCGCCGGTTTCGATCCACGATTCGATGGCAGCCAGGGTTTTCTGCGCGTGCGTGCGGGCGTCGAGCCCGCCGGTGGCGGCGGAGAAGTTTGGCAGGATCTCGAGAGTACCGGAGCTGGAGGTGTGGCTCGCCCCGGACTTGCTGACGCGCTCCTGCCAGGCGTAGGTCGCTGCCGCCCAGGCAGCGCTGGTTGCCGGTGCGACCGAGACGAGGTGCCCTGAGCCGTCCGCCGTGGCCGCGATGACGATCTGCGCGGCCGGCGACACGAGGATGTAGGACAGCGACCATCCGTCGGAAGCCGGGTAGTCTGCAAGCACGCGGCGCCAGGTGACGGTATCGCCAGCGCGCAGGATCGACGGGACAGCAGACGGGATCGGATGAGACATGACCGGCGTTTTACGCCGGCTTTGTCAACTGAAACAGGCAAAACGGTTGACAGCGGGGCGGCGGTGCCGCCGGGGATCAGGACTGCGTATCCTCGGCCCGCATCTGGTACACCCATTGCCGAGACACCCCGAATCGCTCTGCCACCTGCGCCGGAGTGGCGCCGAACTGCAGCGCGATCCGCATGGCCTGCTGCCGGTCGGCGCAGTCCATCGCCGCGGCGCTGCCGATGTAGTGCCGGTCACCGCCCTGCTCGTGCCGCAGGCGTCGCTCGAGCGGGCGCAGGCGATCGCGGTCGACGGCCATTTCTGCGGCCACGCAATCGAGCGCCCATGCAAGGAAATCAGCCGTCACCAGATCACCGCCTTCGGCTTTGGCAGCGCGAACGGCGCGCGGCTGCCGTGCCCTGCCTGCTGCTGCCGGCGAGCCGTGCCGGCGGCGGCCGGCGACTCTCCAGCGGGCGCCGGATGCTGCGCGGCTGGCTGCTCATCGGCGACGCGCAGTGCGGCTTCGCGGCGGTCCCAGTCGCTCGCTCGCCACTTGTGCAGGTACAGCTCGGGATGGTGCGAGGCGGCGCAGGCGTAGATCCATGTGTCCAGCGCTTCATTCCGCTTCCCCTTCTTCAGCTCCCAGCGGTTGCGCCGCGGGTTGTAGGTCTCCGACACGAGCTGTTCGTAGTACTCGTCCGGCAAGTCTTCCGAGAACAGCACTTTTCGCTCTTCCGGAGGCTTGCCGGCGTCGTCCGCCAGGCGCTGGTAGAGCAGGTGCTTCGCGGTGTCGGCGCCGACCGTATAGAGCGAGACGCCCCCCTTGATCACCTGCCCGCTCCAGTTGATGTCCTGCTTCGTGGGGCGCCCGAGGATGATCCGCCCGGGCGTCGAGTGCCCCTTGATGGCGATGCAGCGGCGCACGGCCCGGCTGCGGACGAACTGGTAGACGACGTGCGTGTAGTGCCCGCCCGAGTCGATGGCGGTGGCCTCGATGTGCAGTTCCTTGCCGTTCGGCGCGCGATAGCTGCGGTTGAGGTATTCGGCGAGCGCCTTCCAGGTGCTGTCGTCCGCCGGGCTGCCGTGCAGGATGTGAAAATCGACCGTCCACGTGCGATCGCCGCGGCCGTGCCCGACGACCTGGATTTCGATCCGGTTGTCCTGCACGTCGACGCCAGCGGTCAGCACGCAGCATCCGGGCTGGATGCTGCCGATCGGCCACGGCTCGGCGCGCGCCTTCAGGGCGTTTGGCTTGATGTCGCGCGATCGGTCGGCCCAGGTCTCGCCCAGGCGCGTGTTGATGAAGCGCATCAGCCGGGCGCTGTCGCCCTGCGCGCGCAGCCATTCGGTGGCCAGCTCGGCCCACGATCGTCCCAGCCCGATCGGCGAGTACAGGGCGTTGAAGTGGTAGCTCGGATACGGCGCGCCCGGGTTGGCGGCGATCCAGCGGCCGGCGGCCAGCAGCCGCGGTTTGTAGTGCTCCTCGATCTCGCAGCCGCAGTGCTCGCAGACGTACCATGCGGCGCGCACCCAGCGCAGGTCGCCGCGGACTTCGACGGCGCTCCAGCGGACATTTGCCCACTTGAGGTGCTGCAGCTCGTCGCAGTGCGGGCATGGCACGTGATAGCGGCGCTGGTCACCGGCCTCGAAGGCCTCTTCGATGCGCGAAGCGTCCTTGACGGTCGGAGAGCTGACGGCGAACATCTTGTGGTCGTGGAAGGTGGTCAGCCGGACTTCCAGAAGCCCGAGCGGGTCGCCCTGGATGGTGCTCCAGTCCCATTCATCGACCTCATCGGCGATGGCATAGCGCAGGCTGGTCGACTTGAGGTCGGCGGTCGATCCGGCGGTCTTGAAGTAGAGCATGCCGCCGGTGAAGCGCTTTCGGTCCTTGTTGTTGTCGCTCGC